TTAAACGTTTGTTCACAGTAAACCCCTTTTTTTCCAAGCGACCAAGTTTGTTTACAAGATCCGCCTTTTCTTCATCAATTGTTTTAAACCCAGGTGATGGTTTTTCTTCCTCTTCCATCGCGTACCCAGTACCATAATCCATATCGGGTTCGTCGTCGTCGTATTCACCATAATCAACGGGTGCCTCTGGTGGAGGCGCAGATGGCTGTGTCTGCTTGTTTGGGTTCGCAAAAGAATCAATATCTTCCTGGAAAACTTGTGGTTGTGGTGCTGTAAATTGGGTTTTCATTTGTGAAACTTGTTTTTTTACAGGCTGGGGTCTTTGTCGAGGTCGAGGAACTTCGATTTCAATTTCGTTCATCAAAGCCTGTTCGTTATCATCAAGTTTCATAACATTAGTATCTCTACGATCAAGAATAATTTCACCGTCCATTACTCTTTATGTTGAAACTATTCTATTCTCTTTAACGCACTTTATAAAAAATGTTGATCCAATATAAATGAAACTTAACGCTACAAATAGAAATACGATCAGGGCCATTGTCATTGTCATCGCTTTATTATGTGTTCTCGCCATGTTGCGTACCAGTGGGTACCAGGGTAAAGAGGTCGAAATCGAAACGATTAATACGGGTTCACTCTTTGATATTCCATCGACCGAAGAATGTTTAGGTAGTGCCTACTATTCCGACAGTAAAGGCGGTGTTTGTGACGGTCAAAAACTTGTACGAGAACAAGCGAGTTATAAGATGAAGTAAAATCTCCAGTATATATAAATGGCTTTAGTGACTAGTCAATCTACTTTACCTGATTTTGAACATGAATATCATACGATTACGGTTGATACCATAGGTCAGGCGAGTAAAAATACGTTCACGGTTCATCTTCAACAAACACTCGAAAATGTCGTTCAAGTAAGACTTAATGCTGCACAAATCACAACCACAGGTTCTAATGTATGTTACATTTCAATAAACGAACTCGATACAAATTACACCCAGAGAACATCGAACGTATATGGATACGAGGGTCAAGCGAGTTTATCAAAAGTAAATAATTCGTTTGGGAGTTTGATAAGTGGTGGTGGTGCAGTATCACAAATTATTTTTAAAGATAATTACCCAGTCGTACAACAATATTCGACGCCTATACGAAAAATAGATAGATTAACAATTCGTTTATTAAATCAAGACGGCGATACTATATCGGGTACTGATGATAACTTTTTTATTTTTAGATTCGTGTGTAAACAAAAAAATTTACCATTCCAGGAGAGTGGTAAATAGCGCATATTTTTAACCTTTTCTTATTATAAAATGTCTTCTGGTATTGTTCAACTCATTGCGATTGGCGCTCAAGACGAACACATCATGGGTGAACCAGAAATTTCTTTTTTTACATCAACGTTTAAAAGGCATTCTAACTTTTCACAGTCCGTAGAAAAACAGACGATACAAGGGTCTGTGAAAGGCAATTCCATGTCATCCATTCGATTTGATCGAACGGGTGATTTATTAGGGTACACGTACCTCACTATAGATAATAATACACAGGCACTTGATATTCAGAGATGGGATACACTTATCGATAAAGTTGAACTTCTTATTGGTGGTCAGGTCATAGATACGCAAGACGCCATATTTACCGAAAAAATAGCTATTGATACATTTGCAACGAACGTCTCAAAAAGTGCGAATGGTACACACCCGGGTATAAGTGCACGTTCGTATTTTTATCCATTTAGATTCTTCTTCTGTGAAGGTCCACAATGTGCTTTACCCATAGTCGCTTTACAGTACCATAACGTCGAATTACGTATACACTGGGGTCCAGATGCTGGTAATTATAATTTTGAGTGTTATTCAAACTATTATTATTTAGATAACGAAGAGCGTGGTAACCTCGTTTCTCGTAATCACAATCTAATCATAACACAGGTTCAAAAAAGTATTCCATCAAATGAACTTGTTCAAGAACTGACGTTTAACCACCCAGTTAAATATCTCGCATCTTCAGATACAACAACCGAAGGTGCTTTAACGTCTACAACCAATAAAATTAAAATTGAAATAAACGGTTTAGATATTGGTAATTTCAAGTGGGCAAAACCACATTTCATAGACGTTATGAACTATTACCACACAAACTTTGTCACTTCACCCGATTTTTTCTTATACTGTTTTTGTTTATCAACGAGTTCACTCCAACCGACAGGAACACTCAATTTTAGTCGTTTAGATTCAGTGAAGGTCGTGAGTCAGTCCATGGTCATTTCAGACCCTATATACGCAGTAAACTATAACATACTTCGTATCGAAAATGGTATGGCTGGTCTCATCTACGCAAATTAAAATACGTACCTATATTAAATGGTTAAAAACATACCGACCATCGAGCGGTCTACCAAAATCCGGTTTGGTAAATACGCTACGGACGACCAGGGCGAAAACACGATCGTATTCAATGCTTCAAATGCAGCTATAGATACATCGGTTCCAGGGAGTATTTACATGACACCTTTACGTTCGGAAGATATAAGAGACCCCGATGTTAAGATTTTAACGTATAACCGAACCACAAAAGAAGTTTTAGATTCAAATGTAACTTCAGATGACATTTTTTCCATGAACTTAGAATTTGTAACGAATAATGATAACGTTACATCAAATACGGTTCGTTTTATAAATGATACGACCGCGTTTGTAACAACTGGTAATGTCGGTATACAGAATACAAGTCCTACACACGCACTCGATGTAGGTTCAAATGTTTATGTAACCAAAGATGGTGAAGTACGCGTAGGTCCTTCTGTTTTAATAGATTCTAGTGTAACTAATAAAATTCAGGTTTCAGGTAGAATAAATACAGATTCGATTACATTAGATCATATTGGTATTTCTAATAACAATCCAACTATAACGGGGTTAAGTTTAGGTTCGAATACGTTTTTACAACACCCAACTGCATCCATAAACGCGTTTAGTACCGCGGGTAACGTAAGTGCGGCATTTTACCATGGTGATAGTTATTTTCTTTCAAACTTGAATTTAAACAATATCGTTTTACAAGGTAATACAACCGCTTCTAGAACAGTTCAGTTTAACTATGCAAATGGTCCAGCTTTGATCACGAACGGTAATGTTGGTATACAGAATACACATGGTATACACACGTTAGATGTTGGTTCGAACTTATTCGTAGACGATAAAGGTTCAAATATATTAGTTGTGACCGGTAATACATTTATATCGAGAAAAGCATTAATTGGGTCAAATGTTACTATAGATACACTAGGAACCAATGCCATTGAAGTTACGGGGAACACGTTTACCTCGAGAAAAGCTTTAATTGGGTCGAATCTTGTTATGGATACACTAGGAACCAATGCCATTGAAGTTACGGGGAACACGTTTACCTCGAGAAAAGCTTTAATTGGGTCGAATGTTACTATAGATACACTAGGAACCAATGCCATTGAAGTTACGGGGAACACGTTTACCTCGAGAAAGGCTTTAGTTGGGTCGAACGTTATTATAGATACACTAGGAACCAATGCCATTGAAGTTACGGGGAACACGTTTACCTCGAGAAAAGCTTTAATTGGTTCAAACGTTACTATAGATACACTAGGAACCAATGCCATTGAAGTTACGGGGAACACGTATACGTCAAGAAAAGCTTTGATTGGTTCGAATGTTATTATAGATACACTAGGAACAGATGTCGTTGAAGTTACTGGGAACGTAAACGTATCGAATTATACAAAAACAGACTATATTACCGTACAAAAAGATGCACATGTAAAAGGTAACCTCCTCGTCGAAGGTACGACAACAACAATTGATACAATAAATACAACTTTCGGAGATGCCGTTATAAGTCTCGCAAACAATAACGAATTAACGGCTACAGATATTGGTATTATTATGAAACAACCCAACAGTAATGCAAGTCCAACGGTAACTTTTAGAGGCGACGAAAAAGAAATGATGATTGGCTACACACTAAACAGTTCTTTAGATACCGAAATTACACCCGATTTGGCGAACGTCATAGATTTACACGTCTACGGTAATGTAATAGCACAAAACAACATAACACTTACATCGGGTGAATTAACAGCCATTACACTAAACGGTAACGTCATCGGTAATAACGTAGATGTTGTCACTTTAACGGGTAACGTTATTGGTAATAATGTAGACGTAATTACTTTAACGGGTAATGTTATCGGTAATAATGTAGACGTAATTACTTTAACGGGTAATGTTATCGGTAATAATGTAGACGTTATTACTTTAACGGGTAATGTTATTGGTAATAATGTAGATGTGATTACACTTTATGGCAATGTCATTGCAGATAATGTATACGTAACAAACAATATAGAAACAACGTACGGGTTCTTTAAAGGTAACGGTGGTATTCTCTCGAACGTCACTCTTCAACAAGTTACGGATGCAGGTAATACGACATCAAATACGGTTCAGTTTACAAACGCACACACGGCGTTTACGACCGATCTTACGTCTAATGTAGGTGTTAAACTCAACCAATTATCAAATGTAAACGTGACGGGTTTGGTTGAAGATAATATACTCATATACGATGGTAGTAATTGGTTAAACGATTATAACGTACATAATTTTGTAAAAATTAAAAATGAAACTGGAGATACATTGTATAGAGGAAACACGGTATATATAGTAGATGGACATAACGCTAACGTAGCAAATGTTGCGCTCGCGAAATCAAATTCACCTAATACAATGCCGTGTATAGGTGTAATACACGATGATATTTCCGATCAAAATGAAGGTGTAGCCGTAGCATATGGTAAAGTACAAAATGTAAACACGGGTGGGTTTACGGAAGGTGAAATTGTATATGTGAGTAATACGAACGCTGGCTCGATTATGAATTCTAAACCTTTTGGAGCATCAGATTTAATACAAAACGTCGGTATATGCGTTAAAGCAGATTCGTCACACGGTGTTATTTTTGTCACGGGTGTTGGTCGTTCGAATGATATTCCAAATGCACAAGTTGTCACTGATCAACCCTCTTACGTTTACGTGAACAGCATAGGTAATGAACTCAAAAAAATAAACCCTAGAATTCTAAATGCGAATAACCAAACTTTGGATATGGTTACGTCGTGGAGTAACTCTACTACAAACACTATCGCATCAACAAACACAACAACCGGTTTCATATCGAGTGGTAACGTTCACGTTGGAAGTAATATACAGGTTTCGGGGTTAAGTTCAGGTTTCGTACCAATCGTAGGTTCAGATAAGTTTTTACACGATTCGGTAATAGAATATTCCGGCGATACAACTACAATATCATCAAATGTCGAAATCACTGGTAATTTATTAGTTCTAGGTAACACGTTCACCGTTGAGTCGAACTCTTTAGTTATCAACGATCGCGTTTTGGGTATTGCAAATAACAACGTGTCGCATTCACTCGATGTTGGTATAATCATGGAACACCCGGGACATAACATTGCATTTATACACCACGGCGAACCAGCTGAAGGTGACCCACACGAACACGAAATGGTACTTGGGTATACACAAAACACGGTATCGGATAATCACGTTCTTGATGACGCAAATCTTATTACATTTCGCGTTTTAGGTAATGTCATCGTACAAAACAACTTAACACTCACGTCCGGTGATTTGACGGCAATTACTGTAAACAGTAACGTCGTCGGGGATAATGTAAGTGCGATTACTTTGAATGGTAATGTCTCGGGGGATAATGTGAATGCAATTACACTTTATGGTAACGTATCGGGGGATAATGTAAGTGTGATTACTTTGAATGGTAACGTCTCGGGGGATAACGTGAATGCGATTACTCTGAATGGTAACGTCTCGGGGGATAATGTAAGTGCGATTACTCTGAATGGTAATGTCTCGGGGGATAATGTGAATGCAATTACACTTTATGGTAACGTATCGGGGGATAATGTAAGTGCGATTACTCTGAATGGTAATGTCTCGGGGGATAATGTAAGTGCGATTACTCTGAATGGTAATGTCTCGGGGGATAATGTAAGTGTAATTACTTTGAATGGTAATGTCTCGGGGGATAATGTAAGTGTGATTACTTTGAATGGTAATGTCTCGGGGGATAACGTGAATGCAATTACACTTTATGGTAATGTCTCGGGGGATAATGTGAATACAATTACACTTTATGGTAATGTTATTGGTAATAATGTAGACGTTATTACTTTAACGGGTAATGTTATTGGTAATAATGTAGATGTGATTACACTTTATGGTAACGTCTCGGGGGATAATGTGAATGCGATTACTTTGAATGGTAATGTTGTCTCTGATAATGTCGTTGCTACGAACGGAATATATGGTAATATTTTAGGTTCAAACGCTATAAGTGCTTCCACTATTTATGTAGGTACAAGTACACCCACACCCAGTCTCGGTGATTATGAATTACGCGTAGAAGGGGATACAGAAATTACAGGCAATTTACTCGTAGGTGGTACAACAACAACCGTAAACACACAAAATCTTATTGTTCAAGATCCAATTATTCAACTCGGTAACGCAGTAGCTTCAGTCGATTCTGGTTTATTACTTGCGCGCCCAATAACTAGTCCAGTGACAGGTAATGTATACGTAGGGTACGACCAATCTGAATCTGAATTTGCAATTGGGTTTACTTCAAATCATGCAGGAGAATCTTCTATAACTGTAAAAGATGGGGTAAATTTTAAAATGAATGTATATGGTAACGTCGAGGCAAGTTACTTTTTTGGTGACGGGTCCCAACTTTCGGGTATACAAACGGCGACACCAACGTTAGAGAGTGTTGTTGATGAAGGTAACGCGACATCAAACGTCGTCCTGTTTACAAACACGACAACTGGTATAAAAATAACTTCAAACATCGCATTCGATGATAAGATTACATTACAATCTTTAACATCAGGCTCCAAAAACGGGTTTTTTGTAGTAGATACAATACAACTCGATCCAAGTTATGCAGACTCATCACTGAATGTTTTATCGTACAATACTACCACAGGGGAGATTTACGATTCAGGGGGTCAAGGTGGTTCGTCGTTCAATAACATATCTGAAGAAGGTGCAAATGTATTAATTGGTTCGAACCTTACTATAAACACGTTCGGGTCTAATGTACTCACGGTTTCGGGTAACGTTTCGGCGGATAACATTACAATTGGAGGGTTAAACGTCGCGGCGTCACCTTTTGCTTTGGATGACGTTGTAAGTGTATACGAGGGTGCAAATGTAACCGCGAATGTACTTACCCTCGGGGGTGTAGTGACGAATGTTGTTACAGCAAATACAATCACCTTGGCAAATAATCTAACTGTTTCAGGAAACACAACTTCACAAAACATAAAATTAACGAATACGGATATAACGGCTTCGGTAACTTCGGGTACGATAACGGTAGACGCAAAAGAAAAAACGTATGGGACAGCACCGCTCGTCGTTTCGACAACCGATGTTTCGAATCTCGTATTTTCAAATCTCATAACAGGTGCACAAATCGTTATACCTATACTCGCGAGTGGGGGTGCCATAAACATTTCCTCCGCCATGACGAACGTCAACTTTTATGCCATGACATCCGATGTTTCAGTCACCCAAGACAAACACGCACTCATGACCCTATCGAACCTTTACGGAAACATTTACATGAATGCAATTGGGTTTTCGTAATTTAAAAAAAATAAAACCTTACTATAATATAAAACATGTCTGGAGGTATTGCTCAACTCGTTGCCGTAGGTGCCCAAGATGCGCACCTCGTCGGTCAGCCCGAAGTTTCCTTTTTTAGATCTAACTATAAACGTCACACGAATTTCGCCCAAACTGTTGAAAGACAGGTTATCCAGGGCAACCCA